GCTAAACCAGGTGATTCTGCCCCTGCTAAACTCAAGGAAGAAGAGGAGTCAACCGAAGAAGTAGTTGCTGAAACTACTGAAGTCGAAGCAGAGTTCAGTGTTGAAGAGGATGTTAATGCTCTGATCGCTGGCGAAGAACTTTCCGAAGAGTTCAAAGAAAAGACCAGAACAATCTTTGAAGCAGCAGTCAAGTCAAAACTTGCTGAAGAAACTAAGAAGATTGAAGAGTCATTCGAGGTACGTCTTACTGAGCAAGTCGAAACCGTTAAGTCGGAACTTGCTGAGAAAATGGACAAGTTCCTCAACTATGTTGCCGAAGAGTGGAAGAAAGAGAATCAAATCGAACTCCACAACGGCATCAAAATTGAAATGGCAGATTCCCTGATGAAGGGTATGATGTCACTTTTTGAAGAAAATCATGTACAACTCCCTGAAGAAAAATATGATGTTATGCAAGAGATGACAGACAAACTTGATGAAATGGAAGCAAAGCTCAATGAGCAAATTGAAACCAATATGTCACTCAACGGTACAGTAAACTCTTTTGTTAAAGAGTCCATTGTTACCGAAGTTTCCAAAGGTCTTGCCGACACTCAAGCAGAGAAGTTCGCTTCCCTTGCTGAAGGTGTTGACTTTGAATCTGAGGAGTCCTTCAAGTCAAAACTCGAAACCATTAAGGAAAACTATTTCCCTAAGGCAAAGGTAGAACTTAAGGAAGACATTGCAACTGGTGAAGTTGCATCCCCTGTAGAGGGTTCGATGTCTGCGTATGTCAACGCAATCTCCCGCTACGGGAATTAATTAAATTTTAACCACTTACTTTTAAATCGGAGAAAACAAAAATGTTAGGCATGTCCCAACACCTCCAGGAAAAGTGGGCACCTGTTCTTGACCATGGCGATCTTCCTGCAATCGAAGATAACTACAAGAAAGCTGTCACTTCTATCCTGCTTGAAAACCAAGAGCGTGTAATTCGCGAAGAGCGTCAGATCCTGTCTGAAGCAATTCCTACGATGAGCACCGGTTCTAACGCTTCTGCTGGTGCAGGCGTTGGTGCTTCTGGTTTCAGTTCTGGCGCTACTGCTGCTGGTCCTGTTGCTGGTTTCGACCCCGTTCTGATCTCATTGATCAGACGTGCAATGCCCAACTTGGTCGCATATGACCTTGCTGGCGTTCAACCAATGTCTGGTCCTACCGGACTCATCTTCGCAATGCGTGCGAAGTATGATGGTCAAGCAGTTGCTAACGACGAGACCTTCTTTAACGAAGTTAAAACTGGTCAGTCCGGTGCTGCTGGTACTAACCCTGCTACATCACTTTCAGTTTCAGGCGACAACCCTGCTGTACTTAATGACGCTGGTGGCGGTCAAGGTCAGTATGGCGTTGACGTTGCCATGGGCACCGAAGTTTCGGAAGGTCTTGACAGCGACGGTTCTACCCCTGACTTCCGTCAGATGGGTTTCTCAATCGAAAAGATTGCCGTTACTGCTAAGTCACGTGCTCTGAAGGCAGATTACAGCATCGAACTTGCACAAGACCTTCGTGCTATTCATGGTCTTGACGCTGAGTCGGAACTGGCAAACATCCTGTCTTCTGAGATTCTTGCAGAGATCAACCGTGAGGTTGTTCGTACCATCTATAAGTCCGCTAAGTCCGGTGCTCAGTTTGACACCGCTACCGCTGGTACTTTCGACCTGGACGTTGACTCCAATGGTCGTTGGTCTGTTGAGAAGTTCAAAGGACTTCTGTTCCAAATCGAGCGTGATGCAAACGCAATTGCACGCGAAACTCGTAGAGGAAAGGGCAACATGATCATGTGCTCTGCTGACGTTGCTTCGGCACTGGCAATGGCAGGTGTACTTGATTATGCTCCTGCTCTTGAGGGTAACAACCGTCTTGCAGTTGACGAAACTGGTAACACCTTCGCTGGTGTTCTTAACGGTCGCTATCGCGTCTACATCGATCCTTATGCAACCATCACCCGTGGTGGTTCAGCAGGTTCAGGTCAGTCCGGTAACCAGTACTACGTCATCGGTTATAAGGGTACTTCACCTTATGACGCTGGCATGTTCTACTGCCCTTATGTACCTCTCCAGATGGTACGTAGCGTCGGTCAGGATGACTTCCAGCCACGTATCGGGTTCAAGACCCGTTATGGCATGGTCCTCAACCCCTTCGCAAAAGGCGAGGCAGCACTGTCCGACAGCAACCCCCTTGCTGCTGGCAACATCGGCACCAATGCATACTACAGAAGAGTTTCTGTTGCAAACCTTATGTGATCCATCAGGATACACAAACACTGGACCCTTCGGGGTCCTTTTTTTATGCCTATAAATAATAGTGTGAAGGACCCAGCAAATGACCCTCTGTAACGAAAACTTTCTATCACCATCAGGTTTTAGATTAGACATCCCAGGTTTTAAAAGTATTGGATTTCAATGTACCAATGCTAATGTTCCTGGCATTAGTATGAATGGTCCAACTCAAGCAACACCATACAATGACTTCCAACTTGCGGGTGATAAATTAAATTATGAATCACTTGTATTAACTTTTTTAATTGATGAAGATTGTCTTAACTATTCTTTAATTCATAACTGGATGGTTGGTATTACTTACCCACAAAAATCTGATCAGTGGTATGAGTTTGCTGAACAAATGAGAGATAAAGATTTTGAAAATTTCTCTCAGTTAGATCAGATAGATCTATACTTAAATATCTTGAGCAGTAATTTTAATACTGCATTTAAATTGCATTTCTATGATGCATTTCCTGTAAGGTTAAATTCATTAGAGTTTAATACTGACATATCAGATATACAGTATTTAAAAGCAGAAGTAGAATTTAAATACACCTACTACAAACTTACCAATAGTAATGATAAGCAATTGACTTTATGAGTTTACATCAACAATTGATCGATGAATGGCACAAGGATTGTGTAATGAGTGATGACTTATCTGATGAGGCAAGACGAATTCCAATCCTACATGCTAAATGGTTAGACAAGTATTTAAGAATACAATTATTACGTAAAGAAAAAGAATACAACTATAACGTTCTGTATAGACAGAAGTATAGTTATTATATGGGCAGAGAAGAAACTGCACCTGAAGAAAGAATTATTAAAACAGAAGTTCCTATCTACATTAAAGGAGATGCTGATGTAATTAAAGCACAAGCAACTCTAGATCTATATGAAAAATTAGAGGATGCTCTAAAACAGGTTCTAAATAATATTAACAATCGTTCATTTCAAATTAAGAATGCGATTGATTGGTTACGATATTCAAGAGGAATAGATGAGTGATGTTATTATCCGAAAAAAAAATGAAGTATATCTTCAACTGAAAACCCCTCCACATATTTCATACGAATTATCTGACCACTTCACATTTGAAGTTGAAGGTGCTCAATTCATGCCTGCCTACAGGAAGAAGTATTGGGATGGTAAAATTAGATTATTCTCTCCAGGCACAGGAGAGATCTATGCTGGACTAAGAGAGTATATTGAACAGTTCTGTCAGGAACGTCATTACACATATGATTATGCTGATAATGAATACTTTGGTATGCCTGATGCTGAAGACGAGTTAGTTTCTTTTGATGGTGTCAAATCATTTACAAAAAGATTCTCATCTCTCAAAGCAAGGGAGTATCAGTATACTGCAATCTATGAAGCACTAAGAAAGAAAAGAAAACTGATCGTGTCACCAACAGGATCAGGTAAGTCATTTATGATTTATTCTATTGTTCGTTTCTTACAGGAGACAGGACAAAAGATTATTATTGTTGTTCCAACTACATCTCTTGTAGAACAGATGTATAAAGATTTTGTATCTTATGGTTGGGATGCTGAAGAATTTTGTCATAAAGTTTATGCTGGTCATGAGAAAGTATCTCCTAAACCAGTAACCATTACTACATGGCAATCAATCTATAAACAGCATAGAAAATATTTTGAATGTTTTAATGCAGTAATTGGGGATGAAGCACATCTATTCAAAGCAAAATCTTTAACTGACATTCTTACCAAATTACATCACGCAAAGTATCGTATTGGATTTACTGGCACACTAGATGGGAGTAAAACAAACAAACTTGTTCTTGAAGGATTGTTTGGTCCTCATAAAAAGATTACTAATACTAATGAATTAATTCAACAGGGACACCTGTCTAGGTTAAAAATTAAAATTCTTACACTCAGACATCCTCATATAACATTTGATACTTATCAAGATGAGATTGATTATATTATCTCTCACCCTAAAAGAAATAATTTTATTAAGAATCTTGCATTAGATCTTGGTGGCAATACACTGATCTTATTTAATTATGTGGAACGTCATGGAGAACCTCTCTATGATTTGATAAATACTAATGCACATGCCGATAGAAAAGTTTTCTTCGTACACGGTGGTGTTGATGCAAAGGATAGAGAAGAGATCCGAGAAATAACTGAGCACGAATCTAACGCAATTATTATTGCTAGTTACGGAACGTTCTCTACTGGTATTAATATTAAAAATCTACATAACATTATTTTCGCAAGTCCATCAAAATCGAGAGTAAGGAACTTACAATCTATTGGTAGGGTTTTAAGAAGAGGTGAGAATAAAAATACTGCACTACTTTATGATATTGCAGATGATACGTCTAAGGATTCTAACAATCCAAATTATACGTTAAGACATTTATTTGAACGTGTTAAGATCTATAACCAAGAAAATTTTGATTATGAGATAATCAACGTAAAACTAAAACAGTAAGTATGGAAGCATTTTTCGCAAACATAAAATTAAAAACTAATGAAGAACTACTCTGCATTGTAAAAGAAGCAGATCCAACAGAAGATTACATTCTGATATCACATCCTATTGAGATTGAAGAGATTGAAATACCCGGCGCGTTTCAAGGACTGAAAATTAAAGCATGGATGAAACTATCTCATCAAACTGAATTCTATATTTCAGGTGACGAACTAGTTACTGTAAAAGAAATAAAAGGATTTCCAGTTGAGTTCTATAAAAATAGTTTAACTAAACTAGCACTAGATAAAGAAGAAAAACGTACACCACGTAAGCGTCGAGAACGAGGGCGAGTTTTTTTAGATGAGGATATGGGTCTACTTTCCTCTATTGATGATGCTAGAGAACTACTAGAGGATATCTTTCTACTTGACAGTGACTCTAAAGAATCTTAGAGTATCTAAGTACCTTAAAGCTAAAGAGCTGTTTCTGAACTCTGACCGAGTTATTATACACAGATCTGAGGGTCTTGTCAAGCCCTTGAATCTATGCTATGATATGCAGATAAGTTAACTACAATACAATGACTAAATCCAAAGAACATTATGTAAACAACAAGGACTTTTTACATGCCATTGTTCGATATAAGAACAAGGTAGATGAAGCAAAATTAACCGGCGCTAAAAAACCACCTGTGGGTGAGTACATCGGCGGTTGCTTTTTGAAGATTGCTCAACACTTGTCGTACAAACCAAACTTTGTTAACTACATGTTCAAGGATGACATGATTGGTGATGGTATTGAAAACTGTATCACATACATTGACAACTTTGATCCTGCAAAATCTAGCAACCCATTTGCATACTTTACTCAGATTATCTACTATGCATTCTTGCGTAGGATCCAGAAGGAAAAGAAGCAGGTAGATATTAAAAACAAAATGATCGAGAAGTCAGGATTCTCTGAAGTGTTTACTGGTGACGAACATGGTAACGCCTCTGCTTATGAGCAGATCAAGAATTCTCTTGAGCAAAAAATGAGGTATTGATGAAAGTTGCTATTATAACTGATCAGCACTTTGGTATGAGAAAGGGCAGTCAGATCTTTCATGACTACATGAAGAAATTTTATGATGAAACTTTCTTTCCAACCTTAGACAAATATAATATTGATACTGTTCTTGATCTAGGTGACACCTTTGACAATAGAAAGAGTATCGATTTTTGGTCTTTAGATTGGGCAAAAACTAATTACTATCAAAAACTTGCCAACAAAAAACTGTACACAGTTGTTGGAAACCATACTTCATACTACAAGAATACTCTAGGTATCAATGCTATTGATTTGCTTTTGCAGCAGTATCCTAATGTTGAAGTAATTGAAAAACCTCAGACACTTAATATTGGTGGACTAGACATTTGTTTTGTTCCTTGGATATGTGTTGATAACGAAACTGAAACTTACGAAGAGATTTCAAAAACCAAAGCAAAAATTGCTATGGGACATCTAGAGTTGTCAGGATTTGAAGCACACCCTGGATATTTTATGGAGCATGGGATGAGTCCCGAAGTGTTTTCTAAATTCAAGAAAGTATTCTCAGGACATTTTCATCATCGTTCTAATTTTAATTCTGTTTACTATTTGGGTAATCCATACCAAATGTATTGGAATGATTTTGGTGACACCAGAGGGTTTCATATCTTTGATACTGAAACGATGGGTTTGAAATTTATTAAGAATCCAAATGAGATGT